AAAATCTATAGTAGAACAGTTTGGAAAGCAAAAAGCTTTAGAATGTTCAATTAAAAAATCTAATTCTTTAAAACTGAGCTATCTAAATGACCCCACACTATCAAAAAGAAAAAGTGATTCTATGAAAGGAAAAAATAAAATTGTTCGTAAATTTACATGCCCACATTGCGGAAAAATAGGAGGAATTTCTACTATGAAACAGAAACATCTTCCTATATGTAAATCAGCTCAAACAGCAAATCCCTGATTGTAAACAGATGATCTCTGAAATTAACTTATGAATTCTAGAATATTTATCTACTGATACAGAATGATCTATCGATTCTTTAAGCCCTTTTTTGCCTTCTTGGTGCATATAGGAACCGAAATTTGAGGGTTGCGAAACAAAATCCCACCCAATAAGATCTAAATCGTCTTCTACCTGCACCAATCCTTCTCCTATTTGTGTAACTGATCCCATAGCTCTTGATGATATACCCACTGAGAGGTTATTCTCAAACAGCGTCTTTAGGATGTTTCCGGATGGTGTAGGGAGTATTTCAACTCTGCCATATAGATCTTTGCCTTCCCACCATATTTCCATGATGTTGTGGCTTACGTTCTTTAAGTTGATGATGCTTGTTTCTGGATGGTCTAATTCTCCAAATGCTCTTCTTTCTTTTATAGGTCCTTCAGCATATTTCTGTGCTTGAGACATAAGGATATCATGCGGATAGATTCGTTGATTTGCATTGGGAATATCAGCAGAAGACAGCTTACCGACAACTACCATATTACTATTTCCACGAAGTCCTTCTTTAAGGTGACTAAGAGGTTTAAATACTGAATACTCTATGAGAAGTTGTGGTTTCATATTATACATCTATTGCTTGTCCTGAATTAAAAGCTTTTTGTAGATCTGCTCTTGCTGATCCTTGAACTTTATTTAATTTATTTTGTACTGCTTGATTATGAGCAGAGTCGGTAGTTTTAGCTGTGGCAACTTCATCTACTTCTTTTGTCTTCTTTTTCTTTTTAAGGAACTCCACTACTTTCTTGATCACAGCATCTTTCTTTTCATCTACTGTCTTTACTCCGGGTTTTGCTTTTGCGTCAAATTTCTTTATCTTTGCATCATCAAGCTCATTTGAAGATTTATCATGGTGCCCAGAAAAGTGATTTATGATGTTCATCTGGTAGTCTTTATGTTTGCCTTCTCCTAATTCTACAGTGAGAGTTGATCCTACTATTGCTTTTACAGTTCCTGGTCCATCTGGTGTTTCTACTCCCATGCCTATTCCGTATACGTGGTGACTATCTTCGGTCAATCTTTTTTTTAAGAAAGTCTCTATGGCCTCCATCACCTTGTGTTTCTTTTCAGGCTGCTTCATCTGCTTCATGCCTTTATGACCTTTTGCATGACTTGACATCTCCTTTACTCCTTTTGGCTTTCCCTTCTTATTCTCTTTTGTAGAAGCTTTTGTGTTTGCTTTATGCTTTTCTACTCCTTTTGGAGACTTCATCTGATGATGCTGATCTTTAAGTTCTTTCTTTACTGGGATCATCTTACGCTTCTCGTCTACTTTATTGATCTCCTTTGCGTTTGCGACTAGCACATCATCATAACATCTTGGATCTTTTTTGAGCTTAGCTACCACCTTCTCAAGCGTCTTTTGGTACACTTCACCGTCTATCTTAGGAAGCTTTGCAAGCTCTACGTTCACAGCTTTGTTCACCAGGATCGGATTCAATCTGTCTATGGTAAGGTGTAGATCTTCTTGCTCTTTTATGATTTTCTTTGGAGATTTACCTTCTTTTAGTTTTAATAGACCCAATCTAATAGCCTGTTCTACTTTATCTTGAAGTAAAGGTTCATTATCTTCTCTAGTCTCTTCTGCTTCTCTGATCACAGACTTCTGCTTCAGAATCCTGATAGCATCATCGTATGAGGTCAAGTTGCTTATGTATGGGAGTTGAGCGTCTTTACGAACTTCGTAGAGGAACTTCTCTTTTGATACTTCTCCCGCTCTATGTTTCGCAAATAGGTTTGCTACTGTCATCTTTTTGTATTTTTAGTAATAAATATCGATTATCGTCCCTGACCTCTATACGCCTTTGGCCTTTTAGAGTTTTTATTGTAAGATTTTTTAGCTTTTCCTTTCTTCTTAATTCCAAACGAAACTTTTACCATATCATTTGAGTTTTTTGTGTTTTACGTAAATGCTCTTTATCATCTCTGTCATCTTTTCAAGAGACCTTTTTGTGTGAGTGGTCTCGTTTACCATTCCAGCAGTAGTCAGATCGCTTTTAAGAGTAGCAAGGTACTCCACCATTCTATTGACCTCGGCCAGCTTCTTTCTCACTAGGCCAACTCCAGTGTGGTACTGTCCAGCTGCATCTCTCTCACGTGTTGCTTTTTTGAATCTAGAGTAGCTCTCTTGGAGTTCTTCTGATTCGTCCCACAGCGCTTTGTATTGGAATCCTCCTGTGGAAGGACGATTGGGTATTGAAGGGGCTGGCGTGAAACCAAACTTATCAACAGCATAATTCTTTTTAAGTTTTCCTGCTGCGAGCTTTGGTTCTTTGTCTTTTGATTCTTTTGCTGATGGAGCAACTGACGTATACTGCATAGGAGATCCTGTCACTATCGTGCCGTCTTCTTTCTTTGCAGATATTCTATTCTTGCCATTATCTTTGAATATCTTAGTAATCACTGCTTTTTCTCCAGCATGATATACGCTGCTTCCTACTTTTACTTCTTTGCCGTCTCTAGTCTCTGCTGTAGGTTGATCTTTAAAAGCAAAAGAACTTCCTGGCTTGAACTTTCCAGGCTCTCCCTTTTTTATGTTAGACGGATCTGGAGTCCTATAATCTTTTTTACTATAAGATTCTTTCATTTTTTTCTTTGGCTTATCAAGAGCTTGAGCGTATTGCATGCCTGAACCAGGGGTGAACGTGGCTCCGCCTGAACCTACTCCGCCTCCAGTAGCTGACATCTCTTCCATGGTATTAGGAGCTTTACGGATGATGTCTTTGGCCTCCTCAGCTGTTATCTTTCCAGACTCTACAGCAGCAAGCAACGTATCTATGAGATGCTCTGCCATGTCCATTTCTTCTTGGCTAGGCTGATGCTCACTGCCACGCATCCTATCTACCATCGATTGCATATCACTCATTTGTGTATCTTTTTAAGCTCATCTATAAGATCTATGTACTGTAGAAGTCCTGATATTGTCTCGTCTTTTACTCTTTTTCCTTCTTTTATCGGTTGAACCAGCTTTACCACTTCGTCCAGCTTTATCTTTACTACTGGATCAGTGACCTTTTTAGAGAGCTTCACTATGTCTGCTTTGATCTCTGTCAGCTGTTGGTTTACGTAAGAATTGAGCTTTGTTGTGTTAGATATGCTGGTGATGTAATTATTGAGGATGTCTTTTTGCCTTGTTGACATGCCTTCGTACTTTTCATTGAACTTTTCTACCAGTATCTTGTATGTAAGCAGCCTTATCTCTTTGTCTTCCTGCATCAACTCTTCCATGATATTTTTGGAAGCTGGCATATTTTCAAGTTTGGATTTTGTCACATGCTCTAATACTACGACTTTATTTAGGAAGACTTGCTTAATATCAACATCTTTTGTATTTTGAGATTCGAGTGTATTATATATTGCAGCAAGCGTTTTGTAATTATCTACCTTAGCCTTAAAGAAATCGTCAATATCATACCCAGACTTGATTTCTCTTATAAGGTTATACTTTAGTTTCTGTATTGCTTCTTTATCAAGCTTCTTATACTGCTCTAAAATTGTAGAGATTAGCATCTCTGCTTTAGATTCTGAGAGTTTAGGACTTGTTACTACTCCATTGTAAAGAGCGTACTCCTTGCCTAGTTCTGTGTTCGTAAAATACTTCTTGAGTATCTTTACTGCTTTTGACTCCCTATTGGCAATAAAATCAGCCGTAGTCTGTCTGACTAGCAACTCAAAAAGTATGCCAGAATTTCGATATTTCGAATGTTTAAGTGATGCCATGAATTGGATCGATTCTATTTATAAATATATCTAATTGCTTCTCGGTGTTTATTCTTTGATGTTTCTTTCATCTAAAAGCCCACCTGTTTCACTTTGGTTCTCAAACAGGGACACCTTCTTGCCCGCAAACATCTTTGCCATGCTGTCTTTATTCTGAAGATACACCGCTTTAGTGCTTTCAAAGCTCAATGGTCCACCTTTATATTCTACCTTATCTTCTCCGCGTTCCATGCTAGATCCCATTCCTTTTCTGCCTATTGGATCTCTACCAAACGCACTTTTGTCAGTTCCGATGATCGATTTGTACTTTTCAGGCCTTCCTGGCATCTTCACTGGCTCATTAGGATTTGTTTCGTTGTAGCCGTCTGGAACGTCTAAGGTAGGTTTTCCGCCGTACAGTCCTGCTATCTGGGAAGGAGTTCCGTATGCTGTGCCTGACTCTAGAGGATCGTTTCCTTCTGTCTCTATCTGATCGTATCTGAATTTGTTCTTTTGGTCTTCGATGATCATGTCTTGGAGCTCACCAAACGAATCAGGAGAAAGGTGGAATATGTTTTCCCAGATGTACTCTTTAGGAAGTATCGCTCCTTCAACAGCTTGAGTTGCCAGATCGATCTTCTCTTTGAACATCGCTATCCTCTCCTGGTCGTATATGATGGACGGATTTGTCAGGCTCAGGGTGAAGTTTGCCATGCCTTCGTCTGTGTATCCGTTTGCATATAGATGAACTAGAGCTATCTTCTTGAGCTCTGATACTATGATCCTCTGCAGTCTTTCTACAGTACGAGCAAACCTGATGTCTTCTGCCGCGAGGGTAGCTTTACCTGTGAGGTCTTTTTCGTATCCCATGAACGCCTTTGGTATCTTCAACGCTGCGAATAGCTTTTCTCTAAAGTATATGACGTCTTCTATCGCATTGTACTCCAGGCCTTTCGCCGTATCTATCCTTGTAGACGTATCATTGCCTCTTACAGGAACTATGAAGTCTTCTAGTAGGTTCTGTTGGTTGTACTTTAGGTTGTATTGTCCTGTGTTAGGATCGATCAATGGAGTCTTCTTCATCTTGTTGATCATCCTCTGAACGTAGTTCTCTACCTCGTTTGGTGGTATCGCTCCAACGTTCGTGTAGAATATCCTTCTCTCTGGGGCACGAGTGATCCTATGGATCAACATGGCATCTTCTATGAGCGTATACTGTTTAAACAGCTTTCTTGCTGGCTCTAGGTATGATCTGCCATAGGGAAGATAGTTGACGTCTCCAATGAGCCTGAAATGTGCCATCTCGTAGTTATCAAACCACACTCCTGGGTCTTGGTTGTTGAAAGCCGAAGTGTATCCAGATGTTGCTGCCAATGCTGCGTTAGGATCAAACTTGAATCTCACCTCATTAGGGTTGTTCGGGTTGTATCCTTCCTGGCGCACTATGTTGTATGCTGAAAATGGAATTACATTATACACGCCAAATTTATCAGAGATCTCCATCTTTAAGTAGAAGTCCCCGTACTTGCACATGTTTCTTATCCAAGACCATAGATTGAACTCTATGTTGAGCACTGAGTAGAATAGGTTTTCTAAGATCTTCTGTATGTTTTCGTCTGAAGACCTTATAGTCAGTACTTGACCCTGTTCATTTTTGAGTGTACAATTGTGTGTATATATCTTAGACCCGTCTTTAGCCTCTATAGCAAATATGTGATTGTCTCCTGCATTTACTATGTCATAAACATCTTCATATCCGCATTCT